AAGCGAACCCTACACGTGACCTCTCCGTTGATGCGCGGGCCAGATGTCAAGGAAGCGCAGAAGATCCTCACCAAGAATCGCTTCGGTAAGTTCCAGCCGGGCAAGGTAGACGGGATCTGGGGCGAGTCGTCCATGCGAGCGACGAAGCGAGCCAAGTTCTGGCTCGGCTACTCCAAGTCCACGATCAACGGGAAGTACGGCGAGCAGCTGGACAAGTATCTGCGTGGCATGAAGTTGAAGCCCGAGATGCTCAAGCGTCGCACGCAGCGGCTGAAGGCTGGCCAGGGAACGACCATAGGCGAGAAAGCACTCAAGCGTGCCGCCACACAAATCGGTTACAAGGAGACGCCGGTCAACCGCACGAAGTTCGGCGGCGGCTGGTACGGGTTTGACGGCCCATGGTGCGCGATGTTCGTGTCCTGGTGTTACGTGAACTCGGGCAGCAAAAGCTTCAAGCGTGGCGTACGCGCGAGCTACGTTCCCTGGCTCATCACCGCTGCCCGCCACGGCAACTATGGCTTCTCGCGAACAAACACGCCGAAGCCTGGCGACCTCGTCTGCTTTGACTGGGGAGGGGACGGCACCTACGACCACGTCGGTCTGTACGAGAAGAACCTCGGCGGTGGCAACTTCCAGACCATCGAGGGAAACACGAGCAACGCCAACGACAGCAACGGAGGAGAGGTCATGCGCAGACGGCGCTCGACCAGCTTCGGACACCCCTACTTCATCAGGGCGCACTGATGCCACTCGACGGAAAACAGTGGATGGCGCGCGACGTAGCCAAGTTGCTCTGGGACAACGGCTGGGTGAACGCCGAGAACCTGATGATCATGGTCGCCGTTCTTCAGGCCGAGTCCGCGCTGTTTGAGAAGGCGTGGAACTTCAATCCGCCGACGAACACGTTCCCCAAGGGATCGTACGACCGTGGGATCTTCCAGCTGAACGACCAAGGAAAGCAGGGACAGGCTCAGATCGACTTCATGAACATGGCGTACGATCCGCTGAAGGCGGTCAAGGTTGCACGCCCGATGTACGAGCAGCGATCGTTCCAGCCTTGGTACGCCTACAAGAACGGCGCATGGGAGAAGTTCATCCCGCAAGCGACCATCGCCGTCTGCAACATGCTCCGGGTCAAATTCGGGGTCAAACCGCTTTAGGGAGGGCAGGATGCCGCAACAGCTACCCAAATTCTTCCAAACGATATGTGCGTTGATTCTCCTGGTCTTCAGCAACTGCCTCGTGCTGTTCGGCCTGGACATCAGCCCGGCGAAAGAAGCGGCGCTCACGACGATCGTCAACTCCGTGGGCGTGGCCGCGTTTCTGATCTACGGCGCGGTTCACACGTACGCCAAGCACGTGTCGCCGACCCCGGAAGAGGCACTCCAGGAGCAGCAAGCAGTGCAGGCCGAGGTTCAGAAGCAAGTACAGCCAAGGAGGTAACGTGGCGAGAATCATCAAAGGGAACAAGTACCACCGGGTCGGCCGGTTGAAGTCACCGACCACCCACCTGATGGGCACGGCGTTCCAGAACCAGCATGTCGGTGACGTCGGCAATCTGCCGCTTCACTCGGCACCGACCAAGACGCGCGTCAACCGGCCCTCGGGAGCGAAGGGCAGCTAGTGCCTCCGGTCGGCCGTCCGCGCACGCGCACCAACACAGGCTCATCCGCGCCGATCAACGAGATTGGCATCCCTGATGTCATGCTCGGCAGCTCGTGGCTGGGTTGGAACCAGTTCATTGACGAGCACGAGTTCGTACCGGAGCTACGCTGGCCGAACAGTGTCATCATGTATGACCAGATGCGGACGGACTCACAGCTTGCCGCGCTCTTCACGGCAGTAGCGTGGGGCATCTCACAGCTGCGCTACTTGATCGACGAGAATGGCGCGAGGAAGCCGATCGTGAATGGCATCAGCGAAGACCTCAACCTGCCGATCCGCGGCGAGGACGACCAACCGCGCGGGCGGTTGAAGAAGAGGTTCAGCCACTCGCACTTCATCAGCCAAGCACTACTTGCCCTGCTGTACGGCCACATGTACTTCGAGCAGGTCGGCGAGATCGTCAACGGCCAGTGGCGCCTCCGCAAGCTGGCACCGCGCATGCCGCAGTCGATCCAGGAGATCAAGATCGCCGACGACGGCGGGCTGATCAGCATCGTGCAGAACATGCCGATGAACAAGCCGGGGAGCATCAACCCGCCCGAAGTCCCGGTAGACCGCTTGGTGGCGTTCATCTTCCAGCAGGAAGGGCCAAACTGGGTTGGACGCTCCATGTTCCGCGACTGCTACAAGGACTGGCTGATCAAGGATCGGCTCGTCAGGATCGACGCCATCAACCACGAGCGTGCCGGCGGCGTGCCGTACGTTGAGGCTCCCATGGGCGCGACGCCAAGCGAAGTCGATGATCTCAACGTGATGGCGCAGAAGTTCAGAATTGGTGAGAGCTCGGGTGGTGCTCTCCCCTTCGGCGCGAAGCTGAACATCGCCCGAGGGACAGGAAGCGACGTCGACAAGTCCATCCATTCCCGCGATGAGGCAATGGCGCGTCGCTTCCTGCTCCAACTCATGAACCTCGCCCAGAGCGGGCAGCATGTCGGCTCATACGCTCTGGGCGAGACCTTTGAGGACTTCTTCATCGTAGGTCAGCGCCACATCGCTCAGTGGTACTGCGACACGATGACGGAGCACGTCATCGAGGACTGGGTAGACTGGAACTATGGCGAGGACGAGAAGTTGGTGCCGCAGCTCACCTGGGAGCGCACCAGCGAGGATGCTCTCGGCGTAGACCAGCTGTCGCTGCTTGTACAGCGCGGCGTCATTCAGGTCGATGACGAACTCGAGAACGCGATCCGTTACAAGTACCGGCTGCCAAAGCGAACCGGTCCCCGGCAGGAGGAGATCTCGCCAGGCGGGCCCAAGCAGCCTACCGAACAGCAAGCTGCGCAGAACCCCGCGCTTGTGACGGGGGCAGAGACGGGACCAGGCGCTCCCTCCTCCCAGTCTCCTGCCCCCGCTCCCGTCAAGGCTAGCGTCTATGACTGGGAGCGGGACGAGATCGGCCCACCGCACGTCATGGCGGCAGCACAGCCGTCTCTGGTCACCGTGCCGAACGTGCCGATTTTGGAAGCCGGTGTTGAGTACCAGTTGAGCACCGGTGCGACCACGTTCACGCCTGAAGACCTGGCGGACGCGGTCACTGCGGCAAACGAGGATCCCAGCATCCCGTCGCCGCGCCTGAAGATCGGGCACATTGACCCACGGTTCAACGGGAAGGAGTTCGACGGCACCCCATCCTTCGGCCTGATGAAGAACCTCAGGCTGTCCGACAACGGGATGAAGGTGTACGCCGATTTCCAGGGAGTGCCCAAGTGGCTGGCCGACATCATGCCCACCGCGTTTCCCAACCGGAGCGTTGAGGGATACTGGGGCATCCCCAGCCACGCATCCGACAAGAAGTGGAGCTTCGTCTTGTCGGCATGCGCCTTGCTCGGCGTTACATGGCCGGGCGTGCGTCAGCTGGAAGACCTCCCGAAGATGTACCAGGAGGAGGTCCCAGAGGGCGTAGTCATCGATCCCGAACTGATCGCAGCAGGAGGTGATCCGGTGAAACTGTTCGGGAGGAAGGACGAAGCATCGGCCAATCTGGACGATGTACGCCGAGCGTTCTACAACGACTACGTCGCGGCCAACGCCGAGGCGAAGTGGTGGTGGATCCGGCAGGTCTTGGTAGATCCCAACGAGCTCATCGTGGAGAACGACGAGACCGGGGAGCTCTACAAGATCCCGTACAACTCTGGCGCTCAGGGCAGCGTCAGCTTTGGCGACCCGGAGTCCGTAAGGCAGGAGTGGGTTCCGGTCGACCAGATGAAGGCAGCAGCTGCTCACGTTGCTGCCGCCCTAGCCGTGGGCCGCGAGGTCCTGGCGTCGTACGAGTCGCGGGCTGAGTCCAGCCCAGACCAAGGAGGTGGCATGGATCCGAAAGAGATCCGCAAGCGGCTGGGCCTGCCCGAAGACGCCACCAACGAGCAGGTTCAGGATTCGCTGCGGGAGCTGAACGAGGCTGCCGTAGCGAACGCCACTCCCAACGCCGTGACTGACGAGGGGGTGACCGCCGTGAGCACCAACTCTCCTGAGGAGAGGGCGGTCTCTACCACCGCGTCAGGGGAGGAGCCTCCGGCAACTCCGGAGGTGACCAGCGTGGCGGCCTCAACGCCGCCCGCAGACTCAGGCGTCGTCCAGATCGACAAGGAGACGCTTGAGCAGCTCAAGGCTGGGGCGCAGGCTGGCCTCGCCCTGAGGTCCGAGATGGACGCCGGAAAGCGCGAGACGTTGGTCGCTGCGGCGATCGGCGACGGACGGATCCCGCCATCTCGGAAGGATCACTGGCTCAAGAACCTCGAGGCTGACTTCGAGGGCTTCAGCCAGACGCTGTCCTCGCTTGAGCCGGGACTCGTTCCGGTCGACGAGCGCGGCAGCAACGAGACGGTCGAGCAGGCAAGCCTCGCGGCGGACGACCAGCAGATCCAGCGCTGGACCGATTCGCTGTACCCCGAGGTCGCGGCTCGGCGCCAAAGGGTGGCGGCGGCTTCTGCCGCTCCGCCCCAGATCATGCGGGAGGAGGGGCTGTAGATGACCAATGAGTGCATTCCGTCTGTCGAGGCGGCATACACCCAGAAGATCACGGTTCACGCCGACGCAGCCCTGACCGGCAAGTGCTTCGTCGCCCCGCTCGTCCAGTACCAGAACGCGCAGGCTCCTGGTCTCGCGTCTGACCCGCTGGCGGCGAACGACGGAAGCAATCTCCGGTGTCCTGGGCTCCCGGCAGCGGGTGGCCAGGTCGCTGGCGTCTGTGCGTGGGACGTGCCGTCCGCGGGCAAGGCGGTCATCATCCGTGGGGCAGGCACCGTGCTGCCCGTCACGGCTGGGGCCGCGATCACAGCAGGAGCGGAAGTACAGGCCGATGCAGCGGGCAAGGCCGTTCCCGTGTCCTCCGGCAAGAAGGTGGGCATTGCCCACACTGGTGCCGCAGGCGCGGGTACGGATGTCTTCGTCGAGCTGTACCCGAACCCGGTCTGATGAAAGGAGGGATGATGCTCAAAGAGTACCACGGCCCAACCGTCGAGATCGAGCTCCCGACGCTCGCGGAACTCGTTGCCGTCGGCAAGGCCGATCCGGAGCTCCTGCGCATGCAGTACAGCCCTCCGGACGTGATGGCTCGGTTCGAACCGCAGGCCTCACCGCCTGTGGCCGCAGCGCCGTACCCCGGCACGTTGGCCTACCCGCTCGCACCTGGGTCGGTCTCGGGGACGACGTTCTCCATCGACATTGCGTTGGCAAACCCTACTCGGGTTCTGCTGCCGCAGATCATGGACCTGACCATCCAGCGGTTCTTCGTAGACCGCGTGTTCCGCTCGGCGGGTGGCGTCACCGGCGGAGCAGTCGTCTATGACATCATGCACTCGGCTGATCTCTACGCCGACCGTGACATCCAGCGCGTTGAGCCTGGTTCTGAGTTCCCGATCATCACCTTCAGTCGTCGTGCTCCGGCGGCTGCGCAGGTCGAGAAGTGGGGAGGCAAGTTCTTCTTCACAGATGAGGCCCGCGACCGGAACGATGTCGGTGCGTTCAGCCAGGCGATGCGGCAGATGGCCAACACGGTCGTCCGCAAGATCAACCAGCGTGGTGTCCAGATCCTGGAGGCCGCGATCACCGCGAACAGCCGAACCATCACCGGCGTCAGCTGGGGTTCGGTCAACACCCTCACCGGTGCCGGCGGGTCCAACTGGACCGCCTACCCCGCGAGGGACTTCAGCAAGGCCGATCTGCAGTCGGAGCAGGAGGAGCTCGGTATCAACTACGATCTCTGGATCCTGAACCCGGCTGACATGTTCAACCTGGAGGGCATCTACGGTGACAAGCTTGGTGCGCTGCTGACCTCGTTCGGCATCACCATCTTCGTCACCAACCGCGTTGCTGCCGGCACGGCGTACGCCGTCGCGTCGGGGCAGCTCGGTGAGATGCGAGTCGAGAAGCCACTGGGCGTTGAGACGTGGCGGGATCCGAACGGGAAGGAGCAGACCTGGGTACAGTCCTCGGTCCGCCCCCTCATGTTCGCGAACAACCCGTACGCGGTCCTCAAGTTCACGGGCATCACCTAAGGAGGGGTGATGGCAGAAACCAAAATGATCCGTCACCTCATGTTCACCTACGGCAAGGAAGTCGACAACCCTTTGTACATCGAGGGCGGCGACCAGCCGGAGAAGGTGCTCCAGGAGGGCATTGCGCGGTTGGGCGAGGAAGTCGAGCTCACGCGCCAGTACGACATCAACCGGGGGAACGAGCTCGGCTCGTTCTTCTCGGACGAACAGGCACAGGCGATCAAGGACGGGGAGTATCGCGGCGTCGATGCTCCCCAGGTCGTTGCTGCCCGGCTCCAAGTCGCACGCATGGAGCAGGAGCAGGAGGAAGAGGAGGAGACGCAGAAGGCTCTCGAAGAGGGCGATGCCTCCTCCCTGAGCGTTGAGCAGCTCTCGGAGAAGATCCAGAACGAGAGCCTCACCGTTCAGGAGACGATCGACCTGGCCGACTCTTCGGACATCAACAGCATCAACAAGGTGCTGGATGCCGAGAACATGGCCACCAACAACGAGCCACGCGTCGGCGTCACACGCGGGCTCGAGGCCCAGCTCGCTTCTGCCACCGAGGGCGGGGGCGGAGGCGAGTAGGAAAGGATGGGGAGCGACGGCAACCACAACCGACGACGCGAATCGCGGACAGTCGTCGCTCCCCTCTTCCCATGACAATAACTGATCCCACAGATCCGTACGAAGCGACCCTCGAGAGCGTAGGGAACCTGATCATGGCCCGTACGAAGGACAAGTACGGGAACGAGCTCGGCACGTTCAACGCCGACACGCGGCCCACCGGGGACAACGTGCTTGAGATCATCGAGCAGGCCGCCGATGACGTCACCACCATTCTTGACACCGACATCCCTCAAGGTGCTTACGAGTACGTGCGCCAGGCGATCTCGCTGAAGGCGGCATGTATCATCGAGCGAAGCTACTTCCCTGAGCAGATCAACAACAACCGCTCTCCCTACCCCCAGCTGCTCGAGGAATACGAGTGGCTCGTCGGCACACCGGAGAATCCCGGCTGGATCTACAAGATGATTCAACGGGAGTCGGAGGAGGAAACCAGCGGTGATCTCCCCCTCACCAATCGCCCAGCCTACTGGTTTCCTCCCGCCGACGTTAGGCTGGAGCTCGGGAGCAAGAACTAGTGGCGCCAGCTCAAATGTTCATTACGATCCAGGGCGACACGGTCGTGCAGCACAAGTTCAAGAAGATGGGCGAGGCTGCCTGGCGCGCCCAGCCCGCGATGGCCAAGGTGGCGCTGTACCTGATGGAAGTTGAGCGCCGTATCTTCGAGTCGCAGGGTAGGCGCGGAGGCGGCAGTTGGAAAGAGGACACGGAAGCGTGGCAGATGCGCAAGGCCAGGGAGGGTCTGGACCCGCGCATCAACATCGCACGCGGCAAACTCATGGAGTCGATGTCCAAGCCGGAAGCGCCGCACCAGATCCTGCACATCGGCTACAGGCAGGTCATCCTCGGCTCCGACCTGCCGTACGCTGACGTCACCAACCGCAACCGTACGTTCACGCGCCTGCTACCGCGCGACCGCGCTGTGATGCGGCAGATCGTGGCGGACTACTTGATGGAGAAGTTCAATAGGGCTGGGATCGTATGAGCACGGTCTTTCAGCCCATCATCAGCGCTGACGAGCTCGAGACCTGGGTCACCGAGACGCTACAACTTTGGTGGCTAACGTACGCTCGTGAGTTCGAGCTCCAGAAGGGAATGGCGGAGGACTCGCTGCCCGAGCCGCGCTCCTGGGTCATCGCCGAGGAAGTAGAGCGCGAGGGCACCGACCAGTTGCCGTCTATCGTCGTAGTCAGCCCTGGGCTGAACGGCGACCGCCCGATACAGGAGGGTGACGGCACCTTTGACGCCACGTGGTTGATTGGCGTCGGCATCTTCGTCTCTGCCGCTACGCGCTCAGACACCGCGAAGCTCGTGCGGCAGTACGGGGCGATCATCAGGGCCATCATGCTACAGAAGCAGACGCTTGGCGGGAACGCCAACGGTACCACGTGGCTTGATGAGAGCTACAACGATGACTTCACCTTCACTGACGACAAGACCATCAGTGCGGGGCAGGTCATCTTCAACATCCAGGTGGCATCTGTGCTGAATCGTTTTGCCGGGCCGATGCAGCCTGATCCTGATACCCAGCCCGGCTCGCAGTGGCCCACGGCTGACACTGTGGAAGTCGAAATCGTAAAGGAGGAGGTGTAGTGGCAGGAGCCAAGTATCGCTACGTGGGAACCTACGCCACGACGCTCGCCAACGGGCAGCCGGTGGAGCCAGGCGAGTTCGTTACTCTCTCGGAGGAGGAGGCGCAGCAGAACGAGGCGTTGCTCGCGGACGGCCATCTGGTCGGCACCGGTGAGGCCTCCGAGGAACAGCAGGAGAAGGCTGAGCGCAAGGCGGCTCAGCAGCGGAAGAAGGAGGAGGGCAGTTCATGACTCTGCCAGGGACAGTAGTCACCCTGCGCGATACTCCGCCTCCGGTCAGCGCACCGTCGGACACGACTGTTTGGTTCGTGACCGGTCTGGCTGATCAGGGACCGCTGTTCCCGGTGCTCATCAAGAGCCTGGCGGAGTTCCAGCGCGTGTACGGGAATCGGGTTTCCTACTCGATCCTGTACGACGCCATTGACGTCTTCTTCCGAGAGGGCGGCAGCAGCGTCTACGTCAACCGGATCGTGGGTCCCGCAGCTGCGGCCGGTACGCTCAACCTTGCGGGAGCAAGCGGTACGTCGCTCGTCGCCAACGCCATCGGTCCGGGTG